CGTGATAGGGAATCCGAGCGTAAAGCGCAGTTGGAAAGAGAGCGTATTGAATCTCAAGAACAGCAAACGGATATCCGAGTAGCCTCTGAACTACAGCAAGCAGAGATGCGCGACGATAGAGAAGTAGACTCTAATCTAACTGAGATTGCAAAGATTGTTCGGGAGTCACAGGAAAAGGATTAATTGCCTCATTTAATAAGTAATATCCCTCATTTTAATTGCTGGGTTAGAAAAGAGTATACGCACAATCATTTAGATTATTACGGAGAGTATTTACACGCGATAGCGATTGCGGTAAATACCATCCCTGATAGATGTTTATCCTTTCAAGTCGTATTCACAGGATACGAATTTGATAAGGAAGAAGATTCTGAAAATCTTCATGGTGGAGCGATGTGGGCTAGGATGCCTATTACCGCCTTAGTTGGGGACGCTCTTATTGATGAGATGCCTGAAGCGATGGCAACTCATCTAGCGCAACCTTGGGATTGTAGTTCCCGAGACCATGAGGTTATTGTTATGGATCGCGTATCTTCTAGCCCTTGGCTGTGTAAGATAGATAACGAGTTTCATACAGGAAGGTATTTGTTCACTGTTGATTATACAGGGAACGATATAGCTGATGATCCTGCTCAACATAAGCAGAGTCATGTCATTCAGCTTACTGATGCGGGGAAATGGACGGGCAATATTGTAGCACTGCCTAACAATCGTGTAAGAGCGACTAATCCTGCGTTATGGGAGACAGGTTCAGGAGCACCGGACTTTTATCCTAGTCAACACGTGCATAGTGCGGAGATTGACGACAGCTACATGGATCCGAATATTACGTTTAATAACTTGTACGCCGAAGGAGATTAAAATGCCAGGATACAAAAAGAACAAAAAGATGCCTAAGAAAATGGGCAGGGGCGGAAAGACCGCTAAGAAAATGCCGATGAGAATGAAGCGCGGCGGTAAAACTGGAGGCAAGAAGAAGTGAGAAATTTTAGATCTACGGAACTTCCGTATCCGTCTCCTAAAACTCAAAAAGCTGGGGTTATGCCCTCTATTCCAGAACCTTCTAATGAAGGTTTTGCGAAAGCGACTATGTTGGATCAAAAAACGATTGATCTTCCTGGAAAGAAAGTAAGGACAAAAGGCACTGGTGCAGCAACCAAGGGATTGGATTTTACTAGCTACATCAACTAATGGATTTTATAAAATATTCGGAGTTTTTACTCCGCAAGCTGCGTGAGAGACAAGAGGATCTCACGCAGACACTCGCCACTGGTGGCGCACAAGACTTTGTTCAGTACCAACGTATTGTTGGTGAAATTTCAGGGCTTAATTTCGCTGAACAAGAAATAACTGCCCTGCATGGAAGGATGGAAGATGTCGAAGACGACTGAGGAAATTGACCTAAGTAGCATAGGTGCTACCCCTGAACGAGTTCTTAATTTTGGTTCTGATACGCCTATAGAACCTGTTAAAGAGGGCATAACCTCCGAAAATTATGAAACTCATGCAGATAAGTTGCCGAACCCTACGGGGTATCGTTTGCTGATTCTGCCGTTTACTCCTCCGGAGAAAACAAAAGGCGGCATTATGTTAGCTAAACAAACTCTTGATAAAGAGCGGATAGCTACCGTAGTTGGGCTTGTTGTAAGAAAAGGCCCAGATGCTTATTCCGACCCAGATAAATTTCCAGATGGCCCTTGGTGTGAAGAAGGTGATTGGGTAATTTTTGGTCGCTATGCAGGAGCTAGATTTAACATCGATGGAGGTGATATGCGTCTTTTGAACGATGATGAAATTTTAGCTGTTGTAAATAATCCAGAAGATATTCTGCAATAAGGTGATATGAAATGGCTGAGTCTCAAGATATTGAACTAATCCTTCCTGAAGAGGAAGTTGATCCTAGAGAGGGGGATGTTTCGCAGGAGCCTGCGCAAGACTTTGATATGTCTGCCCCAGAAGAAGCTGCTTCTAATTCTGATGAATTAGAAGAATACAGTGACGGTGTTAAAAAACGCATCGATAAACTAACTTATCGCATGCGAGAAGCCGAACGTCAGCGAGAAGAAGCGATTGAGTTTGCCAAGAAGATTTCTGAGCAAAACAACGAACTTCAAACTAAGTTACAGTCTTCTGACTCTACTTTAGTCAATGAATATACTCAGCGGATTGAGTTGGATAAGGAACGGGCGCGTAGAGCACTTAAAGAAGCTCAAGAGCTTGGCGACGCTGAAGCTATTGCATTAGCTACAGAAGCGGTTGCTAAAACTTCTTACGAAGCGCAAAATGCCCAAAGATTAGTAGCACGACAGAAAAACGCACCTAAACAAGTGCAAACTTCTGACCAGCTAACATACCCGCCGCAAATGCCGCAACGGAATATACAACCGGCTGCTCCAGATGCAAGTGCGGAAGCATGGGCAGAAAAGAATAGCTGGTTTGGTGAAGACGAAGGCATGACGTATGCTGCTATGGGCATTCATCAAAAATTAATTAAGGAAGGAGTACCTCCTAGTTCCAAGCATTATTACCAACGGGTAGATGCGGAAATGAGAGATCTCTTTCCACAAAAGTTCGCCGATGAGACGAAAAACGTGCAATCTTCTGTAGCAGGTGCCAGCCGTGGTGCTGGTTCTGTAAAGAAAGGAGCACGCAGTGTGAAACTCACACCTTCACAGATAGCTATTGCTAAAAGAATAGGTGTGCCTCTAGAAGAGTACGCAAAGTTTGTATAGGAGATGAAAATGACAGATCGTACCTCCAGATCTGCTGAAACTCGAGCAAAAACAGCTCGCCGTAAACCTTGGCAACCACCTTCAATGTTGGACGCCCCTCAAGCCCCAGCTGGCTATAAGCATAGATGGGTTCGTGCAGAAGTTCGTGGGCACGATGACCGAGCGAATATGTCTAAGCGTATTCGTGAAGGATTCGAGCCAGTAAGAGCAGAAGACTATCCTGACTTCGACGCTCCTACGATTGACGAAGGGAAGCACGCTGGCGTGATTGGTGTTGGTGGCTTAATTCTTGCAAAGATTCCTGACGAAACCGTTGATGAAAGAAATGCATATTTCCGAGGAAAGACGGCAGATCAGCTTCACGGTGTTGACAATGATCTTTTGCGAGATAGTGACCCTCGTATGCCGCTTAGACAAAGCGATATTCGAAGGGACTCAAAAGTTGAGTTTGGTAGTCGAGAACCGGCTGCTGATTAATTTCATCATTTTCCTTAGAGGATTAAATCATGGCTAATATTGACGCCCCTAACGGGTTCACCCCAGCCTACCACCTATATGGTGGTGTGATTCGTCCTCAGAAGTTGCGTATTGCAAGTGGTACTAACGCCTCCATTTTTAATGGTGACGTAGTTAACCTTTCTTCTGGGTATGTAATCCAAGGCACCGCCACAGGCACTCCTTGCGGAGTATTTGCTGGCGTTTATTACACGGCAACCGATGGTACGCCGACATTCGCAAACATGTGGACAGCAGACGTAGTTACACTAGGTGGTGCTGACGTGGAAGCGTATGTCTATACCGATCCAGCGATCGTGTATGAGGCACAATTTACTGCAGGTACTCCTGCTGTAAGTTTCATCGGTAGTAAATATACTATCAGCACTACCGCTGGCAGCACCAACAATGGACGATCCAAAGAAGGTGTAACAGCGACAACCAGCAGCGGCATCGCGTTGTTAAACAGGTTCGTAGATTCTCCGAGCAACACCATTGGTGCTAACGCTCGTGGATACTTTACGTTCCCAACTAACGTATTTGCGGTATAGGAGAGTAACTAATGGCTATTTCAAGAGCGCAACTCGTAAAAGAGCTTGTTCCTGGCCTTCACGCTCTCTTCGGTTTAGAGTATGAACGCTATGCACCTGAGCATGAAGAAATCTTCGATACGGAGACTTCTGAACGAGCTTTCGAAGAGGAAGTAATGCTTAGTGGTTTTGGTGAGGCACCTGTGAAATTTGAAGGTTCTGCAGTATCTTACGATACCGCACAAGAATCTTTCACTGCTCGCTACACTCACGAAACTGTCGCTTTGGCGTTTTCTTTGACTGAAGAAGCAATTGAAGATAATCTGTACGACACCCTGTCTTCTCGTTATACACGAGCACTAGCTCGTTCTATGATGCAGACGAAGCAAATTAAAGCTGCGAACGTATTGAACAATGCGTTTAACAGTTCATTTGTTGGTGGAGACGGTAAAGAGCTTTGTGCAACTGATCACCCCACCGTGGGCAATCAAGACCAACGCAACGAACTGTCAACTGCTGCAGACTTGAACGAAACTTCGTTAGAGCAATCGTTGATTGATATCGCAGCTTTCGAAGATGAGCGTGGTCTAAAGATCAATGCTCAGGCTCGTAAGTTGATTATCCCATCTGCTCTGCAATTCGTTGCAGATCGTCTACTGGAAACTCCAGGACGAGTAGGCACTGCGGATAACGATATTAACGCACTGCGTAACATGGGTATGGTTCCTGAAGGATATACGGTCAATCATTATCTAACAGATACTGATGCCTTCTTCCTGAAGACTGACGTGCCTAATGGTCTCAAGCACTTTGTGCGATCTCCTGTCTCTACGAATATGGAAGGTGACTTTGAAACCGGAAATGTTCGCTATAAGGCCAGAGAACGCTACAGCTTTGGCTTTAGTGACTGGCGTGGTATTTTCGGCTCTCCTGGAGCTGCGTAATATCGCAAAAGAAAGGGGCACTAGTTGCCCCTTTTCTTTTTCTCCTGTATAAACCCACTATCTGAGAAAAACAGCCTTAGCGACCGACTCAGACGGACGTTACGAAGACTCTAAGGCGAATCCTTTCGTAAGAGGTAATTACAATGGCACAGACCACTTTTGCTGGCCCGATCAAATCTTTGGCGGGTTTTATAAATGCAGGCGTTAACACTACTGTTAGCCTAACTGCAGACACTTCGCTAACTGTTGCAGCTCACGCAGGTAAAATTCTGTTGTGCAACGATGCGGATGGAAAGTTTACACTTCCTTCGATTGTTACTACTGCTCCAACTGATCCTACGTCTCCTGATCAAGCTAATAATGTAGGTGCGTCTTTTTTCTTCTACATTGAGACCGCTGCAACTGACTTGGACATCAAGACCGATGGCACCGACAAGTTTAAGGGTGCAGCAATGGTTGCTGTGGACGATGGCGCGAAGAAAGCCTTCTTCCCCGGTGCTGACAATGACGTAATGACGTTCAACGGCTCAACTAAGGGCGGTTTAGTCGGCAGCGTCATTCAGGTAACGGCGATTGATGCTGCGACCTATCTCGTACACAATACTTTATTGCTTGGCTCCGGAACGATTGTTACGCCTTTTGCTGACGCATAAGAGTTATAACGATTATATTAGGGGGAAGGGTTCTTCCCCTTATAGGAGATAAGATATGGCAGATGCAGTTAGTACAACTGTTTTAAGTGACGGTACTCATAGGGCTGTTATACAAATAACAAACCTTAGTGACGGCACTGGCGAAGCAGCAGTTACAAAAGTAGACGTTAGTAGTTTGACTGCGAGAGCAGACGGCACAGCATGTTCAAGTGTTCGAATTGAAAAAGTAACACATTCCATAACAGGGTTTACTCAAGTACAGCTTCTGTGGAATGCATCGACGGACACAATTGCTTTAGCTTTAGCCGAAGCAAGTAATGGCCACATGGACTTTAGCGAGTTTGGAGGGTTATACAATACGGCAGGCAGTGGTAAAAATGGCGACATTAACTTAACTACGTTAGGTGCTGCGTCAAACGACACTTACGTTATTGTTCTTAACTTAATAAAGAATTACGGATAATGGCGACCTCTGGGACTAGGACGTTTACTTTAACTGCAGCCGATGCTATCGAAGAAGCATACGAACTAGCAGGTCTTGAATACCGTACCGGATATGACGGAGTAACGGCTAGACGGTCTATGAATATTATGTTCGCAGACTGGTCTAACCGAGGTATTCAGATTTGGGAAGTAGAGCAGGTTTCTCTTGACTTAGTTAAAGGGACAACTACTTACGACTTAAATCAGTACGACATTGATGTGCTAGATGCAGTAATTCGAAGAACGACTAATGGTATACAAACAGATTTTCAAATAGACCGTATAAATCGCGGGGATTATCTAGATATACCAAATAAAGAGACTCAAGCAAGAGTTACTCAATACTATGTTGAGAGAACTATAACTCCCAAACTATATGTTTGGCCTGCTCCTGAAAACTCTACGGATAAGTTTGTTTCTTATCGTTGGAAGCGTATCCAAGATATTTCTGCTTCCGTAGACGATGTTGACTTACCTAGTCGTTTTCTTCCGTGTTTAACCACAGGATTAGCTTTTAATCTAGCGTTGAAAAAGAACCCTGAAAAAGCAGGATTATTGCAGCCGTTGTATGAGCAGAATTTAGTTAACGCAATTAAGTACGATGACGATAGTTCATTACGGTTGGTTCCTAGACGGACATATCTCTAATGGCTTTTGCGGTAGGGAAGTATTCACACGCTGTTTGTGATCGCTGTGGTTTTAGGTATAAGTACCTTGATCTGCGTATGGAGTGGACAGGGTTTAAAGTTTGTTCAGAGTGTTATGAGCCTAAACATCCACAGTTAGATCCGCCACACCATCTAACTGATCCGCAAGCCCTGAGACAAGCAAGACCTGAAGTACCGTTACCGCAGTCTGAATTAGGACGAGTTTCTACAACTGGGCCTAGTAATACTACAGTCAGCGGAGTAAATGTTGGGGGACAACCTTTAGCGATAGTTGACCCAATAGGTACTAAGTTTGAAGGTGTTTTTGCAACAGGCGGCGTTGGACAAGTTGAGGTAGAAACAACATGAGTTTTACGTTAGCGACTTTAAAATCTACCGTACAGGATTACTGTGAAACTGCAGAAACAACTTTTGTTTCTGATTTAGATACGTTTATTAAAGAGGCTGAAGAACGAATTTTAAAGGCAGTAGAGCTGCCAGTCTTTAGAAAAAACGTAACAGGTTCTGCTTCTGCGAGTAATACCTATTTAAGTACGCCGGATGATTTTCTAGCACCTTACAGCTTGGCTGTGATTTCTAGCAACGTATACAGTTATCTACTATATAAGCACGTTTCTTTTATTAGAGATTATACTCCTAATCCCGCGACAACAGGGGTTCCTAAGTATTACGCTTTATTTGACGACAATTCGTTCATGTTAGCGCCTACTCCAGATCAAGGTTATTCATTTGAGCTACATTATAAATATCGCCCCGCTTCGCTAACAACGACTTCAGGTTCAGAAACGACATGGCTTTCTGATAATGCTCCCGATGCGATGCTATACGGCACTTTAGTTGAAGCAGCTACTTTTTTAAAAGTTCCTGAAGAAGTTGCGCAATATGAACAGCGTTTTGTACAAGCGGTTAACGGTCTTAAAAACTTAGGTCAGGGCTATGGTTCAAGAGATGAATACCGATACGATATTGCTAAGGGATAAGATAAAACATGCTGATTGAAGCGCCACAAATGGAAATAGGAAATGTACTCGTGACCACCACGGTGGATGGTGGACACGATCCTGCGTTCTGGGCACAATCTGCGGCAGACCGTATCGTAAGCGTAGGTAGCAGTTGCCACCCTGCAATAGCGCAGCAAGCGCAAGCATTTAAGGAGGCAGTTAAGGCTACGGCGCTACACTGCATACAAGAGGCAATTAAAAGTGATAGAACAACTTTAATTGCTGAATTAGAACGTCAGGGCCATAAAGACATGGCAGACATAATTAGGAGTCTATAATGGCGATTACGACTGCAATGTGCACTTCTTTCAAAAAAGAACTTATGGAAGCAGTACACAACTTTAAGAACTCTGGCGGCAGTACGTTCAACTTAGCGTTGTACACAAGCTCTGCGACACTAGACGCAAGCACCACGGCGTATTCTGCTACAAATGAGGTATCTGGCACCGGATATACCGCCAAAGGTGCGGCGCTAACTCGTGTAGATCCAACGACATCCGGAACCACAGCGTTTACCGATTTTGATGATTTGACGTTTAGCTCAAGTAGTATTACTGCAAGAGGCGCACTGATATTTAATGATAGTGCGTCAGGTGATCCGTCTGTTTGTGCTTTAGATTTTGGCGCGGATAAAACATCTAGCTCAGGGGATTTTACTATTCAATTCCCTACAGCAGATGCATCTAACGCCATTATTCGTATCGCATAGCGAGTAATATGTGGCTGATCTTAATGGGTGGGGCAGAGGCACTTGGGGCGAAGGCCCGTGGGGTCAAGCAACTCCTGTTGAGGTTACAGGTGTTGCAGCTGCTGGGGCGGTCGGTTCCGTTACAGTTTCTGCGGATGCGAATGTTTCTGTTACAGGTGTTTCTGCAACAGGGGCAGTCGGTACAGTCACGGTCATCGAAGGAACGGGTGTCACTGTTTCTCTTACGGGAGTGGCAGGAACGGGAGCTATCGGAACGGTTACTGTATCGTCAGATGCGAATGTTAGTGTTACTGGCATTTCTGGCACTGGAGCGGTTGGTACAGTTACGGTCAGCGCAGATGCGAATGTTTCAGTCACTGGAATTGCAGGTACTTCAGCTGTTGGAACAGCTACAGTCAGTGCTGATGCGAATGTTTCAGTCACTGGAATTGCAGGTACAGGGGCAGTTGGCACCGTTACTGCGACAGGAGATGCGGTATTTGCTGTTACAGGTGTGGCAAGTACTTCAGCAGTCGGCACAGTCACTATTGGGTTGGGCCAAACGATTGTTCCAACGGGGGTCGAAGGCACTGGAGCGGTTGGTAATGTAGTTGTTGTTGGTGGCGCTGTTGTTAGTGTTACGGGAGTATCTGCGACAGCGGAGATAGGGTATTTTAATGTTTGGGGGCTAGTAAATGACGCTCAAACCCCTAACTGGGGCGTTATAAGCGATGGACAAACACCGAGTTGGACTGCCGTTACAGATACACAATCGCTAAGTTGGACGGCGATTACAGATACACAGACACCGAGTTGGACTGCTGTTAGCGACAGTCAAACTCCTAATTGGGATGAGGTAGCTTAAAAATGGCAACTTACGTTAATGATCTACGCCTAAAAGAAATATCTACCGGCGATGAATCAGGTACTTGGGGAACTAGTACGAACACTAACCTTGAGTTGATTGGTGAAGCCCTTGGATACGCGACTGAACAGTCTTTTGGTTCGGATGCAGACGCTACGACTACAGTAGCTGACGGTGTTTCTGATCCCGCTCGCGCCATGTATTTCAAGGTCACATCCGCAGTCAGTCTGACGGCTACTAGAACGCTTACCATTGCGCCAAACACCGTTTCTCGCGTTATGTTTATTGAGAACGCAACCTCTGGTTCGCAATCTATTGCGATCAGCCAAGGCTCTGGCGCGAATGTAACGATTGCGACGGGCAAAACTGCGATTGTTTATTTGGATGGCGCAGGCTCTGGCGCTGCGGTAGTTGACGCTATGGCTGGGGTTGACCCCGGTGTGACGGATACGCTGGCGGAAGTTTTGACTGCGGGTAACGCTACTGGCGGCACAGACATTGCTGTAGGCACTGGCGATGACATCACCTTTGCGGATGACTCCAAGGCTATCTTTGGTGCTGGCAGCGACCTACAGATTTTCCACAGTGGTACTCACAGTATTATTAGAGATAACGGAACTGGTGATTTAAGGATTGAAGCAAGCGATGACATTTTCTTGAGAAGCGTTGCTGGAGAAACTTACGCTCGATTTAGAGAAAACTTGGGCGTTGAACTTTACTACGATGACAATGAAAAATTTTCCACCACCTCCACAGGCATCGACGTAACGGGCACTGTGACTGCTGATGGTTTGAACCTTGATGGAAACATACAAGGCGATACTGGTCAGAATATGCAGGTTTCTGCGGGTGCAGGAACAGGAGATAAGCTAGATTTACGTGCTGGCGATGACGTAAGAATTTATGTTGATGGTGCAACGGCCCACAAACTAGCCGCTAACTTTGCCAACAACGGAGATGTGTCGCTGTATGAGGATACGGGGACGACTGCGAAGTTCTTCTGGGATAGTTCTGCGGAGTCTTTGGGTATTGGTACTACCAGCCCGTCTGGATTACTACACGTTGCAAGCACGGGTGCCGCTAATATCAAAATAGAAGACACCGACAACGGCTTTGCGGCTACAGAATTAAACGTAGAAAACGGTGGTCGTGACTTTAAGATAACAACACCGCAAGACACTATATTTGTTCAAGGCTCTACAGAAGCCATGAGGATTTTGGATGGCGGCAACGTCGGTATTGGCACTAGCAGTCCAGTAACCCTTAAATCTTCTACTACATTACAAGTTGATGGTAATGCAAAACTAGGGGATGACAATGGTCGTGGTCTACTTTCATTAGGAGACATTGCTTCTACTGGAGCTAACGCAGGCATTTGGCGTGGAGCGGCTGGAGCTTATGCAGGGACAGGTAATTTCTTAAATCTTGGTGGTTATGACGGCATTACGTTTACGACTGGAAATGCTGATATTTCATCGCAAACAGAAGCCATGCGCATCGACTCAAGCGGACGGGTTGGTATTGGTACTAGTCCATCACAACCTTTGCATGTAGACGCAACTGGAGGCACTACAGCGGCACTATTTGACAACAATGGTACTAATGGTGATGTTGTTCGTGTTGGTAAGAACGGCACAGACATCCTAAAAATTCGTGCTGAAGGCACAGCAGACGTTGCATTAGACGCAAGCGGTGGTGCCTTTATCTTCAAAGAAGGTGGC